CCTGAATTTTACTCTCCTGAGACATGGAGATTTAAAGCAGATAATGTTAAGCAAGGTTCTGATAAAGATGGTTTGACAGAGAAAGAATTAAATGAAAAAATTTGGTTTATTGATGGTGTATTTCGCGCCTTGGATCAGTCATCCAATAGTCCAAAAGAATTATATTCTATGTGCATGAGAACTTATAAGTCATTGTTAGAATTAAATATTTGTCCTGAACAAGCCAGGATGGTTTTACCTCAATCAATGTATACAAGTTATTATGTGACAGGTTCGTTAGCTGCATTTGCAAGGGCGTACAATTTAAGAAGTGAAGCGACTGCACAGGAAGAGATAAGAGAACTGGCTGAAGAATGGAATAAAATAATTTGTAAACTGTTTCCTGAAAGTTGGAAAGCATTAACAAATAATAATAATAATAATGAAAAGGTACTACACTAATGGTAATGAAAAAGGGGATAGGGTTAAAAGATAAAATTGAAATGACCAGACACATGCAAACAAGTATAGGTCATTCAATTAATACTAATCCAAAAAATAAACATAAAAGAAAAAATTGGAAACCGTATCGTGGACAGGGGAAATGAAACATCTATGGGAGAAAGATAGGAAGACAATCTATAAAGAACTATTAGATTTATATCTTGATGAAGGTTACTCTAGAAAGGAAGCTAAAAAATTAGCGACAGAAGAAACAGATGAAATAAAAGCTGGTGATTTTTCTTTTGTCTCTAACATAATGGATGAGCAAGACTGTTAATATTTATATATATCTCTCTCATACGTGAATAATTTTTTAAGTGATTGATTTTAATATATAAATTATACTGTTGACTAAGTTTTAAAAATATGCTATTTAGTTATTTATCAATAACCCAGAGGTTGATATGAATGACAATGAAAACATACTAGTTGAAGCACATAGACCCTGTGAAGACTGTGGTTCATCTGATGCAAGAGCGTTGTATTCAGACGGCCATGAGTTTTGTTTTAGTTGTCAAACAAGATTTGAAGGAAGAGGAGATTATCCTGTCATGTCTAAACAAGTAACTACTAATGTAAGTCCAATAACTACCACTCAAGGATTTATAACTGATATACCTGAAAGAAAAATATCTTTAAATACATGTAAAAAATATAATGTTAGAACAGTTAAAGATGGTAAAGGTAATATAATAAAACATCGTTATCCTTACCATGATGTTAATGGTAATCATATCGCTGATAAAATTCGTGTAGTAGAAACTAAGGACTTCCCTGCTGAACCAGTGGGTGCATTGGGACGAGGTGTTTTGTTTGGTCAAAACCTTTTCAATGCTGGTGGTAAGTACGTAACAATCTGTGAAGGTGAACTGGATGCACTCTCAGCATTTGAAATGCTTGGAAGTAAATGGCCTGTGTTGTCTATCAAGAATGGCGTTCAGTCTGCACTGAAAGATTGCAAAGCTAACCTAGAATATCTTTCAAAGTTTGATAATGTTGTCTTATGTTTTGATGCAGATGACAAAGGAAAGAAGGCAGCACAACAAGTAGCTTCATTGTTTGAACCTAACACTTGTCGCATTGTCTGCATGACAGATGGCAAGGATGCGTCTGAATATTTACAGGGTGGTAAGCGTGAGCAATTCTCTCGCGCATGGTGGGATGCCAAGGTGTATACCCCTGCTGGTATTCTTAACCTTGCTGACATGGGTGATGGCCTGTATGACGAGGGTGAGTACAAGACTTGTTTGTATCCCTTCGAGGGTTTGAATGAGAAGCTGTATGGCATACGCACAGGTGAACTTGTAACCTTCACGGCTGGTACAGGCACTGGTAAATCCAGCGTCATGCGTGAACTTATGCACCATGTACTGAACAACACAGAAGAAAACATAGGTGTAATATCCTTAGAGGAGAATGTAAGATCCACTATCTTTCACCTCATGTCAGTCGAGGCTAATGCTAGGCTGTACATTCGTGAGGTGCGTGACCAGTTTAGTATGAATGACTTACGCAAGTGGCAAGAGTTAACAGTAGGAACTAGGAGGTTCTTTGCCTTCGATCACTTTGGAAGTATGAAGACTGACGAGATACTTTCAAGGGTGAGGTATATGATTAAAGCATTAGATTGTAAGTGGATATTCTTAGATCACTTATCGATATTAGTTTCTGGTTTGGAGGGAGATGACGAGCGTAGAAACATTGATAATCTGATGACTAAGTTGCGGTCAATCGTAGAGGAGACAAACGTAGCTATGCTTCTTGTCTCTCACCTACGCCGCGCACAAGGTGACAATGGGCATGAGAATGGTAGAGAGGTTAGTCTGTCCCACCTTAGAGGTAGCCAAAGTATAGCGCAGCTTAGTGATGCAGTGGTGGCTATGGAACGTGACCAACAGTCTGATGATCCTAACATAGCCAACACAACAACCATCAGAGTATTGAAGAACAGATATGCTGGAGATACTGGTGTAGCTTCTCACCTATTCTTTAACAAGGATACAGGGAGGTTGACAGAGGTACATAATCTAGGTGATGATGCAGAAGGAAATAATTCAGATCAGGAACTTTAGATTATGGAAGTTGTTTTAGACATTGAGACTGATGATTTAAATGCAACAGAAATATTCTGTATTGTAGCTAAAGAACGTGAGTCAGGTAAGATACATGTGTGGAAAGGAAAGCAATGCTATGACACATTCCCTTTGTTTGCAAAGCGTGTGTCCAAATTTATTATGCACAACGGTATATCTTTTGATGCCAATGTTATTAATAAACTTACATCAGCTTACATTGACATAGATCGTATTGAAGATACGCTAATACTCTCTCAACTAACTGATCCTGTTAGAGATGGCGGTCACTCATTAGAATCCTGGGGGCAGAGGCTAGGCTTCGATAAGATAGACTTCCATGACTTCTCTTGTCTTACCCAGGAGATGATAGACTACTGCATTCGTGATGTAGAACTTACCGAAAGACTTTATATTGCACTTCAGCCACACGTACATACTATTCGTAGGCAATGCATAGACTTGGAGTATGAAGTAAGAAGGTTAGTATCTCAACAAGAACGAAATGGTTTTTCTTTGGATATGCAGAAGGCCACTTGTCTTGTAGCTAAACTTAAAGACAGGTCAGATAGTATTGAGTCTGAGGTAACTGCAATGTTTCCACCCATACCAGTTCTAGTAAGAGAAGTTACACCTAAAATTAAAAAGGATGGCAGCTTATCTACCGTTGGCCTTAGACATATAGAAGACATAGCTGTTGTGGCTGGTGTTCATTCTGCTATTGACTATCAAGAATTTAATCTATCATCTAGACAACAAATAGTTAAGAGGCTTTTGTCTAAGGGTTGGCAACCTAATAAGTTTACAGACAAGGGTCATCCTATAGTTGATGAGGGTGTGTTAAAGGATGTAGACTTACCTGAAGCAAAAAAGATAGCAGAGTTTTTAATGCTACGGAAAAGAATAGCACAGATACAATCATGGATAGATGCAGTTAAAGATGATGGAAAAGTACACGGTCAAGTTCTTACGTTACGTGCAATCTCTGGAAGAATGGCGCATCATTCTCCGAATATGGCACAGGTTCCAGCGAGTTACTCACCGTATGGTAAGGAATGCAGGGAATGCTGGATTAGTGGAGACACATCTAATCTTCTTGTCGGTTGTGATGCTTCTTCTCTGGAGTTACGTGCGTTAGCACACTACTTAGAGGATAGTAAGTTTACTAAAGAAGTTGTAGATGGTGATATACACACTGCCAATCAACACGCAGCAGGGTTAGAGACACGCGATCAAGCTAAGACATTTATTTATGCGTTCATCTATGGTGCAGGGGCGGCTAAAATTGGCACTGTGGTAGGCGGTACGGCACAAGATGGTCAGAGACTAATAGATACTTTCTTGTCTAACGTACCAGCCTTGGCAACTCTCAGGCAAAGAGTTGATGCTGCTTCTAACAGAGGATTTCTTATTGGTTTGGATGGGAGAAAACTTATAGTAAGAAACAAACACTCAGCAGTAAATCTTTTAATTCAAGGAGCGGGTGCAGTTATATGTAAGCAGTGGCTAGTTGACATACATGATTTACTTACGTACACTAAAATAAAAGCAAGGTTGGTAGCGTCAATACATGATGAATATCAGCATGAAATTAATAAAGAACAAGCTGAAGAATTTGGAGAGCTAACCAAATTAGCAATGAGGAAAACTCAGGAAAGGTTAGGCATAAAGTGTCCACTCGACAGCGAATACAAAATAGGCCACAACTGGTCAGAAACGCACTAGTAGTTTTAAACAGCACTGAATTAAAAGTCAGTACGTTTATTGGTAAGTCAAGAGGAAAGCAGAACAGAAGTGCTGGTGTATTTGATGCTGCGGTAGCAGACACACACAAAATAGATATACTAGGTGCTGAAGCTGAGTTAGCTTTTGCAAAGTTATGTAATCTATACCCTGAAGACTTTTTAATTTTAAATCCAAAGTCAAAAGCTAAAGGAACAGATGCCGGTGATCTAACTGTAGATGGTATTTGTATTGATGTTAAAACAACTAAGCATGACAGTGGAATGTTGTTATCTAATTCAAGACATACCTCTGGCATAGACTTATTTTGTTTAATGGTAAAGAAAGGAGAAGATACATTCCAACTAAAGGGTTTTATGCTGTCTGCTGAACTTATAGTTAAAGATAGATTTGGTAGAGCAAACGGAAAACTTAGAAGACCAGCATATACAGCTACCCAAGATGAGTTGTACGATTATAAAAATGCTGTTAGTAAATTAAAAAAACATCTTGACACTAAATAAATGTTCGATTAAGTTATACGTTCAACTATCAAGCTAAGTAATCAGGCTTAGTAAATTATAAAGGAGAATACATTATGGATACTCATATTATTTCTGGTAAAGCATATTGGGCAAGTGTTACTCAACCTAATACAACTTACGAACCTGTGTGGTGCGTAGATGTTTGTCTTGATGAAGACAATAAAAGTCTTGTAGAAAGTCTAGGTCTTACTGTTAAAAACAACGGTGATGAGAAGGGTGACTTTATTAAGATTAAACGTAAGGTAAATAAGCGTGACGGTTCGCAGCGGAATGCTCCTGTTGTTAAGGATGCAGAAAATAATAGCTGGGATGACAGGTTAATCGGAAACGGTAGTCAGGTTAATGTTAAATTCTCTACTTATGATTGGGAATACAATAAGAAAAAAGGTACAGCCACTGATCTTATTGCTGTTCAGGTAGTTGATTTAGTTCCTTACGGTGGAAGTGGTTCAGAGTTTGAACCTGTTAAAGGTGGCTTCGTAGTTGGTGGTAGTGAGTCTGCTGAGAATGCTCCTTTCTAAGTAGACCACAAATAGGGGTTGTCGCTCTGGGTGGACTGAGGCAACTAAGTTAGTAGTGCGGGTGGGAGACTAACATCTTTAAGGAAAATATAAATTATGAAGTATGCTTTTATTACAGGTATCACCGGCCAGGATGGTTCATACCTAGCTGAATTACTTTTGTCCAAAGACTATTATGTACATGGTTTAATTAGGCGTAGTTCTACACCCAATACAAAAAATATAGATCATATAATTAATAACCCTAAAGTTTTTTTACACTTAGGGGATATGACGGACAGTGCTAATTTAAGTAAGTTAATTAACGATATTAAACCTGACGAGGTTTATAATCTAGCTGCACAAAGTCATGTTAAAGTATCTTTTGATACACCTGTATGCACAGGAGATATAAACGGTCTTGGCTCAATGCGATTGCTTGAAGCATGTCGCAATATTAAAGACAGTAGAGTACCAAAGTTTTATCAAGCATCTTCTAGTGAATTGTTTGGTAAGATACAGGAACCAATTCAAAATGAAACAACTCCGATGTATCCTCGTTCACCGTATGGCGTAGCAAAACACTATGCTTACTGGGCAGTAAAAAATTATCGAGAAGCCTATAACATGTTTGCTTGTAATGGCATCTTGTTCAACCATGAAAGTCCTAGAAGAGGAGAAGAGTTTGTTACCAGAAAGGTAACTAAGTATGTAGCTAACTGGCATACAAATTCTGAACCGCTTGAGTTAGGAAATCTTTCTAGCCTCAGAGATTGGGGACATGCTAAAGATTATGTTAACGGTATGTGGCTTATGCTGCAAGCATCCAAACCAGATGACTATGTTCTTTCAACAGGAGAGAAACATAGCGTTAAAGAATTGGTAGAACTTTGTTTTAAAATTAAACACAACAAAAATATACTATGGGAGGGTGAGGGTATAGGTCAGAAAGGATATATTAATTATTTTACAACTAACGCTAATGAAAAAATGCAAAGGAAACTAGTTGTTGTAGTTAATCCTAACTTCTATAGACCTTCTGAAGTAGATGTTCTGTGTGGCGACTCTACTAAAGCTGAGACAGAATTAAATTGGAAACGTAAATATACGTTTGACAGGTTGATAAAAGAAATGTTATTGTCAGATCAACCAGAAAAATTTTGGTATAAAAACGGAGGTGAATTACCTAATGGTTACTACACAGTCTCATAAAATTAACTGGCCTTTAGCCCATGATACTTGGGACAATAAAGAGCGAGATGCAATGCATGAAGTTATTGCTTCTGGTAAATTTACCTTTGGAGAAAAAGTAAAAAAGTTTGAAGATGATTTTTGTAACTACTTTGATTTTCCCTATGCTGTACAAGTTAACAGTGGCGGCAGCGCAAACCTTTTGATGGTAGCTGTTGCAGTTGAAAAGGGTTTAATAAAAAAAGGTGACAAAGTTATTGTCCCTGCTATCGGTTGGAGTACTTCATACTTCCCATTCTTACAGTATGGTATAGACTTAATATTTGTAGACGTAGACAGAGATACTTGGAATATTAGAGTAGATCAGATTGAAGATAATATAGCTGATGATGTTAAAGGTATTCTAGCTATTAATATTTTAGGTAATCCTTGCAATTACGAAATAATTAATTCTATCTGTAATAATTACAATTTGCTACTGTTTGAAGATAACTGTGAGTCTATGGGAGCAAAGCAGGGTGATAAATACTGTGGTGGCTTTGGTGACATAGGTACATTTAGTACATTTTTTAGCCATCATATACAAACAATGGAGGGCGGTGTTGTTGTTTGTGATGACTACGACACATATCAACTTCTTCTTAGTTTAAGATCACATGGGTGGACAAGAGGTACAAAATACTTTAAGGATAATCCTTTTGAGTTTGTAACTCTAGGCTACAATGTAAGACCTGGAGAGTTAAACGGTACACTTGGTTCTGTTCAGCTAAATAAATTAGATGATATGAACAACCAAAGAATTAAAAATGCAGAAACATTTATAAAGTATTTTGGTAATAAAGATTATTGTAGGATACAAAAGGTAGAAGAAAATAGTCTTTCATCTTGGTTTGGTTTTGGAATTGTCTTTGAACAAAACTCATTCAGAGAGAGGACAAAAAAAATTCTCGCAGATTATTCTGTTGATTGCAGACCTATATGCACTGGTAACTTTTACAATCAACCTGTATGTGATAAATACTCTGGCAACATACAGAAAGGTGCATCATTAGCATCAGCAAATAATATTGAGGATAATGGTCTGTTCTTAGGAAACAATCCTATGGATTTAGAACCAGCTATTAAAAGTCTTAGCGAAGTTTTAGACCATGAATTTAGTGAGCAGAATATTATTAATTCTGGTTTACTGTAGATTATTTTAAAGATGGTAAAAGAAAAAACTATTGATACTCTTGTTGAAGATATATATAATATCTTTGAATGTGAAGAAGAGGTTAAGATAAAAGAAGAAGACTTAGAAAGGCTTGTTAAAGATGTAGTTGAGTCTGTAACTACTTCTGTTAAAGAGAGAGAAAGATCAAGAGGAAATCTAAGGTTATCTCTTATCGGTCATCCTGATAGAAAAGTTTGGTACACTGTCAGGGAAGGTGATAAAGTTGGAAAAGAAAAGTTAGCTGGTAAAGATAAAATAAAATTTTTATATGGGCATATATTAGAGTCTCTTCTTGTCTTTCTTTCTCGAACTGCTGGACACACAGTAACTGATGAACAAAAGACAGTTAAGGTAGGCGGTGTTGTAGGTCATCAAGATGCCAAAGTTGATGGTGTTCTTGTTGATTTTAAAAGCGCATCAAGCTATGGTTTTAAAAAGTTTAAGGATAAGACAATACATTCTGATGATCCTTTCGGATACATTGCTCAACTGTCTGCTTATGCAAAGGCAAACAACTCAGATGAGGCTGGCTTTGTAGCTATAGATAAATCAACAGGTGAAATTTGTTATTGTCCTGTACACTCTATGGAGATGATAAATGCAGAAGAAAGGATTGAGTATCTTAAACAGACTGTTAAATCTGATGTGCCTCCCCCTCGCTGTTATAGTGATATTCCTGATGGTAAGTCTGGCAACTATAAGCTTCATATTGGCTGTGTGTATTGTTCTTATAAGCGCGATTGTTGGTCTGATTCTAACGGCGGTCAAGGACTTAAAAAATTTAATTACTCTACTGGTCCGAGGTACTTAACCAGGATAGGGCGTATGCCTGATGTAGAGGAAATATATGACTAAGTTTAGATCCAAATCAGAAGAAATAACAAGCGGTCTTTTAAAAGATAAGAAGGTTTTATTTAAATTTGAACCATACTTTATTAAGTATATATGGATTGAAAATAAAAAGTACTTGCCAGACTTCGTTCTTGATAATGGTATTGTTCTTGAAGTTAAAGGTAGGTTTACTTTAGATGACAGAAAAAAACATCTATTTCTTAGAAAGAGTAATCCAGATTTGGATGTTAGATTTATATTCAATAACCCTAATTCTAAACTTTACAAAGGTGCTAAATCAACCTATGCTAACTGGTGTGACAAGCATAGTTTTTTATATTGTAAATTGTCTGATGGTATTCCTGAAGGATGGATAAGTGAAAGAAAAAGAAACAAAGATTCTTCTGTCTCTAGAAGATATAATAAAAAAAAGAAAAGCTGATCCAGAACAGATACTATTCCTAAGTGTTATACTACAGGCTATGCTTGATGCTACTAAACCAAAAACACCTAGAGAGTCAACTGAAGCAATCATAGCTAGGGAAACAGCAATGTCTTGGTTCTTCTGTTCTGTTGGCGTAACTGCCGATGACTTTATGACTGTGTGTGATATAGCAGATGTTGACCCTGATTATGTAAGATCATTTGCATACAAAGTCTTACAGTCAAAAGAGATTAATTTTGTTCGTAAAAGAATAAATACTGTGCTAACTTTTAATTAGGATAATTTTAATGTACAGATTTTGTGAAGACCACTATGTCGAAGAGATACAAAAGTATATTGATACAACTTACGAACAACATTACGCTCAAGACAAATATCAGGCTACAGATGTAATTCTTGATGCTGGTTATGGCGAAGGTTTTTGTATTGGTAACATCTTGAAATATTGTAAAAGATATGGAAAAAAAGAAGGTCGCAATAGAAAAGATTTGTTAAAGGTAATTCACTATGCAATAATTATGCTTCACATTCACGATGAACAAGAAGAAGGAAACTAATTTATGCCCCAGTTTCGATCAAACGAAAACCCTATGTTCAGATCTAAATTTAGCGAAGACATATTCAAACATAAGTATGCACATACAGGTTGCGAAACTTGGTCTAGTTTAGCTACAGTTCTTGTTGAAGATGTTTGTCAAGACAAGATGAGCAAAGAAGAAAAAGATGATCTTGTCAATTACATTACAGATTTAAAATTTATCCCAGGTGGCCGGTACTTATACTATGCTGGACGCACCAATAAGTTTTTTAACAACTGTTATTTGTTGAAGGCAGAAGAAGATACAAGAGAAGATTGGGCAAATATTTCTTGGAAGTCAGAATCATGTTTAATGACAGGCGGTGGTATAGGAATAGACTACTCTGTATATAGAGAAGAGGGACGCATCCGATCGTGACTGGGAAAC